CCCGGCACGCATCGCCTACGCCCACGCGTCGGACGAGCTGAAAGAGTGGTGGGCTACCCATGGCAGGCTCACGCAGGCCGAGTTCATCACGAAGGCCACCGGCCAGGAGCAGCGTTGGGCATCCGGCGCTCGTATAAATGAGTCCGACCACCAGAACAAGAGGTAGGGGGACGCATGGGAACGCGCGAGGACATCGCACGAGCCGTCACCGAGGGAGCCGAGGCCGGGCGCCAAGGCCACCCCCCGACCGCATGCCCCTACCGCGGGACGCTGCGGACCGCGTGGATCTCCGGATACGCGCGCACCGCGCCGCCCCTGTCCCAGGGCGCCGACGACTAGTCGCCGCCGCACCACCCGCACCACCCCGAAGGGCCCGCCAGGCGCGGGCCCTTTTCGTTTTGCCCCGACACACGGGAGCGCCAGGCGCGCCCCGTCCCCGACACGGCCCAGGAGGCCCCGTCATGTCCGATGCCGCTCCCGCTACCCCCGCAGCTCCCGCCGCACCGGCCGCCACCCCGGCAGCCCCCGCCGCGCCGACTGCACCCCCTACGCCCGCCGCGCCGGCCGCCGCCGTCCCGCCCGCCCCGCCCGCGCCGCCTGCACCGGCCGCGCCCGCGGGTGAGCCGCAGGACGTCGCGAGTCTGCCCGCATGGGCGCAGCAGCTCATCACCTCGACCCGCGCCGAGGCCGCCAGTTGGCGCACACGGGCCCAGGGCAGCACGCCGCAGCCCGGAGACCCCGCCGCACCGGCCGCGCCGCCTGTGGCCCCCGGGACGCCCGAGACGCCGCCCGCCGAGGGCGACGTCAACCGGCTCCCCCGATGGGCGCAGCAGGCCGTAACCGACGGACAGGGCGCCGCCCGGACCCTCGCCGTTCAGTCCGCCGTCATCGCCGCCGCACCCGCGGCCGGCGCCGACATCGCCCGCCTGCTCGACAGCACGTCCGCAATGCGCGCGCTCGCCGCCGTCGATCCGGCCGATCCGACCGCCGTCGCCGCAGCTATCGCCGCGGCCATCGCCTCTCAGCCCTACCTCGCCGCCGCGGGTGGCGTCCCCGCCGGACCGCCCCGGGGCGGAGCCGAGTTCGGCACCCCCGCCTCGACCGAGGTCACCCCCCAGCAGTTCGCCGCCATGGACTACGCCGCGCGTAACGCGCTGTTCGAGTCCGACCCCGTCGCATACCGGCGCCTCGCCGGTTGACCCCGCCCGGCACTCCGCCGGGCATCCCAACGCCCGGCACCGTGCCGGAGATTGTGAGCATTCCGCATGACTCAGACCACCTCTTCCGTCGTCATCAACCCGGAAGTCTGGGGCGACATGGCACAGGCCGCGTTCACCGGTCAGGTGCGCGTCGCCGGATCGGCCGCGGTCGTCGAGGACAACAGCCTTGAAGGCGCGCCCGGCTCGCTCATCCACTTCCCGAAGTGGGGTGCCATTGCCGACCTCGACGACCTGTCCGAGGGCACGGCCATGACGCCCGCGGCGATGTCCACCTCGAATTCCACGGCCACCATCAAGGAAGCCGGCAAGGCCGTCGAGATCACCGACAAGGCGCGCCTTGTCTCGCTCGGCGACCCGGAGGCCGAGGCCCGCCGCCAGTTCGGCATTCTCGCCGCCCGCAAGGTCGACGCGGCCCTGATCGCGCAGGCCCAGGCCGACGAGACCGCGCAGGGTGGCAGCACGCCGTACACGTTCACCATCGCCGCGGGTGGTGGAAAGACGAAGCTCACGTGGCTCGACTACATCGTGCCGTCCATCGGCAAGTTCGGCGACGAGTGGGAGCCGTCCGACTTTGCCGGTCTGTGGATCAACTCCGCCCAGCTCGGCGACATCTTCGCCGACTCCCAGTTCATCAACGCGGCCACGCTCGGCGCCAACGGGACCCCGGTCACGACCGGCCAGATCGGCGCCGTTGCCGGCGTCCCGGTCCTCGTGTCCAACCGCGTCGCCGCGAAGACGTTCCTTCTCATGAAGAAGGGCGCTCTCGGCCTGCTGTACAAGAAGCGCCCGAACGTCGAGTCGGACCGTGACATCCTCGCCCGCTCGACCGTCGTCACCACGACCATGCACTACGCCGTCAAGCGCCTCGACGACAAGGGCGTCTGTGTCGGCACCATCCCGGCCACCTGATCAGGCGCCGCCACCCACACCCCCAGAAGGGAGGCGCCGCGTGTTGCTGCGCCGCTATCACCCGGGCGACACCGACGAGGAGTCGCCGCAGACCGAGGACGCCCCGGCCACCGCGCCGGGGCGTTCCGCATCCAAGGCCGATTGGGTCGCGTACGCCGTGACCCAGGGTGCCGAGCAGGACGCCGCCGAGCAGCTCACCCGCGATCAGCTCGCCGAGCAGTACGGGGGGTGACCGGTGGCCCGCGTGTACGCCACCCCAGAGCAGCTCTCGGCGTACACCGGGCGACCCGCCCCGGGCGACGCCGACGGCCTGCTCGCCCGCGCCTCACGGTTCCTTGACACGGAAGTGCTGAAGAGCTGTGTGTACGACGTCGACGCCGACGGCATGCCCACCGCGTCGGACGTCGCCGAAGGGTTCGCCCAGGCCGTGTGTGCGCAAGTCGCATGGTGGGACGAGATCGGCGACAGCACGGGCGCAGCAGGCGCCGGATGGGGCGCCGTGAGCCTCGGCCCCCTGTCCCTGTCCCGGTCGGTTACCGACGTGTCCCCGTACGCGTCGGCCGCCCGGCAACTCGCGCCCGCCGCGTGGGACGTGCTGAGCACGCTCCCGCCGGACCTGTTCGTTCAGGGGGTCGTGTGGTGAAGCTGCCCGGGTGGTTGCTCCGCCACACGATCACCGTCGAGCCGTACCAGGGCAGCGGAGCGTACGGGCCCCAGTACGGCGACCCGTACGCCGCCGCGGCCCTGGTCGCGGAAACCGTCAAGCACGTCCGCGATGCCACCGGTGCCGTAGTCGTGTCCACCGCGCAGATCTACGCCGGCCCCGACCTCGACTGTCCCGTCGGTTCCCGCGTGATCCTGCCCGACGGCCGGATCACGCGCGTTCTGACGACCGCCCGGCACACCGCGCCGGGCCTCCCCGTCCCCGAGTCGACGGAGGTCTACGCCGAATGAGCCGAGCCCACGTGACCTACGACGGCGACGCGGCCCTCGCCGCGATCCGGGCCGGTGCGGTGCGGGGCGTACGCCTCGGAGCCGAGCACCTGCTCACCGTCTCCCGGGGCCGCGTGCCCATCGAGGAGGGCACCCTCGAACGCTCCGGGGTCGTGTCCGTCGACGAGTCCAGCGTCACGGCCGCCGTCAGCTTTGACACCCCGTACGCCGTCCGGCAACACGAGGACCTCACCGCCCGACACGACGCCGGGCGCGAGGCCAAGTACCTGGAGAAGCCCCTCCACGAGGAGAACGGCGTGATCACAGAGATCATCGCCGCGCAGGTGCGGAGGGCAATCCAGTGAGCGCCTTTCTCGTCGACCTGGTGGACGGAATCGCGTCCCTGCTCGACGAGCAGGGAGTCGCCAAGTACCGGCCCACCGGCATCTACACCAGCAGCGAAACGGGGATCACGGACACCGTCATGCCCGACGGCCCCGACCGCGCCATCGTCCTCACCGCGTACGACTCCGCCGACGACCCGGGCCTCACCGACTGCACCGTGTTTCTCCAGGTGCGCACCCGCGCCGGCACCGACCCGCGCGCCGTGGCCGCCCTCGACGAGGACGTGTTCGCCGTCCTTCACGGCCTACGCGACCAGCAGTTCGGAACGGCCGCCGCGCGCCTGATCAAGCGCGAGAACACCGCGCCGATGGGCGCCGACGCCGTCGGCCGCCACGAACGGACCAGCAACTACACGATCCGGGCGCAGCGCCCGACGTCCGACCGCCTCGAATAGGAGGAGCCCCCACCATGGTTTACACCCCGGTACAGCCCGCCGAGACCGACACCGCGCTCGCCCGCCGGTACCGCCTCGAACTCGACACGGGAGGCGTCACGCCCACATGGGTGATCGTCCCCGGCGTCACCGACTTCTCTCCGAAGATCGACCAGACCAAGCAGAAAAGCACGACCTACGAGGACGACGGTTGGGGCGACTCCACGGTCACGGAGCTCGCATGGTCCGTCGAGGTGACCCTCGCCCACCGATGCCACCCGACCACCAAGGCGTTCAATCCCGCACAGGAGAAGATGCGCCTGGCCGCCGAAGCGTTCGGCACCGGCGCCACCGTCCACGTGCGTTGGTACGACCGCGACAGCCGCGACGAGGCGTACGAGGGTTACGCCCTGGTCGAGTGGGAGCAGGACGGCACCGCTACCGACGACCTCGACAGCGTGAAGGTAACCCTCACCGGCAAGGGCAAGCGGATGCCCATCGACAACCCGCTCACCGAGGAGGCGTAGCACGTGGCTTTTCAGCAGCTTGGGGAGTTGCTCGACTCAACGCTCGCACTCCCCGTGGGCGACAAGACGTACACGGTTCCCGCCCCGTCGGCCGCTACGGGTCTGCGCGTGCAGGCAATCATGCAGGCCGCCGCCACGGCCGCCGACGGCGGGAAGGTGGACGAGGCGATCCTCGCCGACGCCGCCGAGCGGGACATGTACGCCGACGTCCTCGGCACCGCGCACGCCGAAATGGTCGCGGACGGGGTCGACTGGCCGACGTTGAAGCACTGCGCCGTCACGGCCATGGTGTGGATCGTCCAGAGCAAGGACGCCGCCGAACGCTACTGGAACGCCGGCGGCGACCCTTCTCGCCTGGCCCCGAACCGGAAGGCCCGCCGCAGCTCATCGGATGCGGCGAAGTCGACCCCGTCTCGGGGCTCCACGAGTGGTACGAAGCCCCGCCAGGGCAAGCCCGGCGGAGGAAAGCAGCGCGCACGCCGCAAGTGAGTTGGGCGCAAATCCTCGACGAGTGGCCGCTCATCGAGGCCGACCTACACGAGGTTTACGGCGTAGACGTAGGTGCCCCGGGCCTGCTCGACGACCGCACGTGGCGATGGCTACGGGTGCGCATTCTCGGCCTGCTCTCCGCGGACAGCCGCATTAACCGCCTGCTCTACCCGCCCGACGAGCCCGCCGCGGCCAAGGGCCGATAACTCAACACCGCAGCACCGCGCCACCGCGCGGCCTACCCCGTAAAGGAGGCCGCGCATGGCGCTCACCGTGGGCGAGCTCGCCGCAACGATCACCGTCGACGACGACGAGGCCGAACGGGGTCTCACCTCGTTTCACCAGCGGCTCAGGTCTGCACTGTCCCGTGCCACCCAGCAGGCCCACGACGGAGGCCGGGACGCCGGCGGAGCGCTCGGCGACGGCCTCACCGACGGAGCGGGCGAGGGCGCCGACCGCGCCGGGGAGTCCATCACCGGCAAGCTCAAAGGGTTGGCGCTCGGCGCCATCGGAGGCAGCCTCGGCGCCGCCCTCATGGGTGGTATCGCCGAGGCGATGAACCAAGAGCAGATCGCGGGCAAGCTCGGCGCGCAGCTCGGCTCCACCCCGGCCGAGGCGCAGCGATACGGCAAGATCGCGGGAAGCCTGTACGCGCACGCGGTGACCGAGGATTTCCAGGGTGCCGCGGACGCCATCAAGGCGACCATGGGATCGGGCCTGCTCCCGCCGGACGCAACGAACGCACAGATCGAGTCGATATCGACGAAGGTCTCAGACCTGGCGACCACGTTCGACCAGGACCTCGGAGGCGTCACGAACGCCGTGTCGCAGATGCTGCGCACGGGCCTCGCGTCCTCGGCCGACGAGGCATTCGACGTCCTCACCAAGGGTTTCCAGTCCTCGGCCAACAAGGGCGATGACCTCTTGGACACGTTCAACGAGTACGGAACGCAGTTCAGGAAGGCGGGTCTTGACGGTGCCACCGCCGTTGGTCTGATGAACCAGGCGATTAGCCACGGTGCCCGCGACTCCGACATCGCCGCGGACGCCATCAAGGAATTCTCGATCCGGGCCATCGACGGATCGAAGACCACCGCCGACGGGTTCAAGGCCCTCGGTCTGAACGCCGACGACATGGCCGCCAAGTTCAGCAAGGGTGGCAAGTCCGCGTCCGGGGCCCTCGACACCACCCTCGACCGACTGCGCGCGATCAAGGACCCGGTAAAGCAGTCGGCCGCCGCCACCGCCCTTTTCGGAACCCAGGCCGAGGACCTCGGCGCGGCCCTTTTCGCGATGGACCCGTCGTCGGCTGCGGCCGGTCTCGGGAAAGTCGGAGGCGCCGCCGGCAAGGTGGGGTCCGCGCTCCGCGACAACGCCTCGACTCAGGTTGAGCAGTTCAAGCGGCAGGCCACACAGGCGTTTGTCGAGCTGCTCGGAACCAAGGTCGTTCCGATTCTGACCAAGGTCGGTGGGTACCTCCAGGAGCACGGCGACGTCGCTAAGGTCCTCGCTGCGGCAGTGCTCGGCCTCGGCGTCGCGTTCGGTATCGCCACCGTGGCTGTGTGGGCGATGAACTCCGCGCTACTCGCCAACCCGATTTTCTGGATCATCGCTGGAATCGGGCTCGCGGTTGCTGGCCTGGTGATCCTGTTCGTCACGTACTGGGACCAGATCAAAGCGGCGACGCTCGCGGTCTGGGACTGGATCGTCGCGAAGATCATGTGGGTTAAGGACGCCCTGATCTTCATGTTCATGAACTTCACGCTCCCTGGCCTGCTGCTCTCTCACTGGGACTCCATCCGCGCCGGGGCCGTGGCAGCGTGGAACGGCATTGTGGGGTGGCTCTCCGCGATACCCGGGCGTGCTAGTAGCGCGCTCTCGTCGCTGGGCACGTACCTGTCGACGGTCGCGCGCAACGGCTGGACCAGCTTTAAAACGGCCACCGTGGGCAAGGTCGTTGAGTTCATCTCCTACATCCGCGGCATCCCCGGGCGCGTCAAATCCGCCCTCGGCAACATGGGCTCACTGCTCGTCAACAAGGGCATTGACCTGGTCCGCGGCCTGGTCGCTGGTGTGAAACGCATGGGCGGTTGGCTCCGCTCGCAGCTCATCAGTTTCGCCAAAGCGATGATCCCCGGGCCCATCGCAAAGGCGTTGGGTATCCACTCGCCGTCGCGCGTGATGCGTGACCAGATTGGTCGGTGGATTCCGGCGGGCATCGTGGCCGGCGTCGAGGACGGCGCCCCGGCGGTCGAGTCGACCATGCGGAACCTGGTCAGTGTCCCCACCGCGTCCACCGCCACCGCCGCCAAGGTCGCGGCCTCGACCGGGACGGCCATCGCGGCGAACAACTCGACCGCCCCGGCGCCCCGCCTGGTCCTCGACGTCACCGGCAACGACGCGCAGTGGAAGGCCCTCGTACGCCGCATGGTGCGCGTGGACGGCCGCGGAAATGTGCAGCTCGCGTTCGGCTCCTGACACCCCGACACCCCCGTAAGGAGCCGCTCTGTGGCGTTCCCCGACACCAGCCTCGGCGTCATGGTTGAGCTGTTCGTCGGTGGCGCGTGGCTGGACATCACCGGCGACGTGTACACCAACAACCTGATCACCATCACCCGCGGCAAGCAGGATGAGGCCGCGCGCACGGACGCGGGAACGTGCACGCTGCTGCTGAAGAATCCGACGGGCCGCTTCTCGTCCCGTAACCCGCGCTCGGACCTGTACGGGCTGATCGGCCGCAACACCATGATCAGGGTGTCGATCCAGCCCGGCGCGGTGCGGATCGTGCGGTTCGTGGGCGAGGTGTCCTCGTGGCCGCCGGAGTGGTCTACGGCGCGGTACGTGACCGTGACCGCGACGGCCGCCGGCATCCTGCGGCGCCTGGGGCAGGGTGCCTCCCCGCTCGCCTCGCCGATGCGCCGTGAGTACGCCTCCCCGACGCGGACGCACATCGTCGCGTACTGGCCGATGGAAGATGGGAGCTCGGCGACGTCGTTCGCCTCGGCCATGCCCGGCATCCCACCGATGACCGTGACCACGCCGGGCGTCAAACCGGCCGTGTACACCGCGTACGCCGCTTCCGACGCACTGCCCACCCTCGGCGACGGCGCCCTCACGGTGAAGGTGCCCGCGTACACGTCCACGGGCGAGCACGCGTTCCGGCTGTTCGTCGCCTTCCCCGACACAGCGCCGAGCACAGAGCAGACCATCGCCACCATCACCACGACCACCGGCTACAAGTGGGTGCTGTCCTGGTACACCGACGGCCGCCTCACGCTCCACGGGTACAACAAGGCTGGCACGGTGATCGAGTACACGTCGTGGGGCGGAGTCGTCACCGGGACACAGAGCCACATCGGCATCGACCTGGTACAGATCGGCGCGACGTTCGAGCGCCGCGGGTACCGCCTCGACATCACCGACTTCTCTGACCTGCACAGCATCAACCAGACGTTTACCGGCACGCTCGGCCGCATCGCCACGATCACACTCGGCGGCGCGACCATCGGGGACGTCGCAGTCGGACATGTAGCACTCGCGGATGCGACCTCGGCGTATGCCTCGACCGGCAACGCGATTGTCGGTTACGCAGGCGAGAGAACCATCTCGCGCATCGTCCGCCTGTGCGGTGAGGAAGGCATCCCGGTGCAGTACGCGGGCGTGCCGGACCTGCCGTCAACGCCGCTGGGCCCACAGTCCGTCGCCTCCCTGCTCGACCTGCTACAGGAAGCCATCGACGCCGACGGAGGCCGCCTGTACGAGCAGCGTGACGGGCTCGCCCTGGCCGCACGCAGCCGCGCCACCCTGTACACGCAGACACCCGCGCTCACCCTCGACTACGCGGCGAAGCAGGTCGCCGCCCCGTTCCAACCTGTCGACGACGACGCGCACGTACACAACGACGTCACCATCACCCGCGACGGCGGAAGCTCGGGGCGCGCCATCGCCGAGACGGGTCCCCTGTCCGTTCAGGCCCCGCCGGACGGCGTCGGCCGGTACACCACCTCGACCACGTTGAACCTGTACACCGACGAGCAGTGCGAGCCGTTTGCGTACTGGTATCTGTACGTCGGAACGCGGGACGCACCGCGCTACCCGCGCGTGGCTGTCGAGGTCCACAAGGCGCCCGCCCTCGCCGAGCAGGTCGCCGCCGTCGACATGGGCGCGCGGGCCGTCATCGTCAACCCGCCGCCGTGGCTCCCGCCCGACCAGATCGAGCTACTCGTCGAGGGATACACCGAGGTTCTCGGCGTCTACACGTGGGATATCGAGTTCAACGCCTCGCCTGGCGAGCCGATGCTCGTCGCCATGGCGGACGACGCCACGTACGCCATCGCCGACACCGACGGGACCGAGCTCGCCCTCGCCGCGGACGCCGACGACACCGCGCTCACGGTCACCGTGACCGCGGGCCCGGCATGGGGCGCCGCTGGTCTGCCGTACGACGTCGTCTGTCGCGGCGAGCGAATGACCGTAACCGGGGTCACCGCGCCGACGTCGACGACGCGCGTTCTCACCGTCACCCGCGGCGTCAACGGGCTCACGGTCCCCCTTCCTGCTGGCGCCGAACTGTCCCTCGCCCACACCGCGCACGCGCCCCTGTAAGGAGCCGCCTTGACCACCGCAACACCGATCTCTCAGTGGCTCCCAGGGATGGCTATCACCGCGGGACGTCTTCAGTACCTGCTCGAACTCGCCCTGTCCGGCGGTACAGCAATCAGCGTCACCGCGTACGGCGCACTGGGCGACGGCACCACGAACGACACCGCAGCGATACAGGCCGCGCTCGACGCCGCGTACGCCCGCGGTGGGGGCATAGTCGTGTTCCCGCCGGGCCAGACATTCGCCATCAACACGTTCCTGGTCGTGCAGGACAACGTCACGATCAGCGCCTACGGGGCGACGATCAAGAGCATCGGCAACACCGGTCTACTGCGGAACTTCGTCAGCTCGGAGACGTTCAACGGATACGCCGGCCACTCGCACATCACCGTGCAGGGAGGCACCTGGGACGCCAACGCGAGCGACGGCACAACCGGCACCGTCACGGCCGAGACGGACGCGCTGAACTTCATCCACTGCCAGGACATCACCATCCGTGACGTCACCATCAAGAACGTGTCCAGCGCGCACGCCATCGAGCTCAACTCGACCGACGGCGGACGTGTCCTGAACTGTCGTTTCCTCGGCTACAGGGACAACAGCGGCACGAGCGCACGGCAGTTCAGCGAGGCCGTTCAGCTCGACATCGCCGTATCCGGATCGTCGAGCATCGGCAACTTCGACAACACCACCAGCCGCAACATCCTGATCATGGGGTGCTACTTCGGCCCGTCCGAGCGCCTCGGCGTATGGGGCCGCGCCATCGGCTCCCACACCGCCCGCGCGAGCACGTTCTACGACAACGTACAGATCATCGGCAACAGGATCGACGGGACGCTACAGGAGGGAATCCGCGGGTTCGCCTGGCGCCGATGCGTCATCGCCGACAACGTGATCACGGGCACCGGGTACAGCGGAATCCTGCTGACCGTGCCCGACCCGGCCACGTACAGCGTCACCACCTACGGCGCAGCGATCACCGGCAACGTGATCCAGGGCGCCGGGACCGACAGCGGCATCCGAGTCATCGCGTTCTCTGCGACGCCCTACTCGAACGTGCGCATCGAGGGGAACGTGATCGAGGGGAGCAGCACCGGGGCGAACGGGATTCAGGTCGAGCAGTGCGCGCGTCCGGGCGTGTCCGGTAACACCGTCCGCTCGACGGGCTCGACCGGTATCTACGCGGTGAACTGTCTCGGCCCGCAGATCACCGGCAACGGGCTACGCGACATCGGCACCAACGGCATCAACGTGACCGGCTGCACCGGCGGGCAGGTCTCGACGAACACCGTCGACTCGACCTCGACGAACCATGGCGTTTTCATAACCACGTCGACGGACGTTGCCGTTCAGTCCAACGTGATCCGGGCCGCCGCCTCGGCCGGCGTGCGATGTGGAGCAACCGCCGTCCGTACGTTCGTCACCGGCAACCAGGTGCGCGGCGGCGTGAACGGCGTGACGTTCGACTCGACCGCAACCGGCTGCATCGTCGCGGGCAACGACCTATCGGGCAACAGTTGGTCCGCCGCCACGGCCGTTGTCGTGTCGACCGCCGCCCCCAAAACGACGTGGGCCGCCGGTACGGCCGTGCCCGGCGACAACCTCATCTTCTGACCTCGCCCACCCCGTACGCCCGCGCACCGCGCCGGGCGTTTTTTCATGCCCCGGAGGCATCATGAGCAGCTACTCGCACGGCATCGACGTGTCCGCCTACCAGCCGGCCCAGAACTGGGCGAAGCACAAGGCGGACGGAATGGTGTTCGGCTTCGCCAAGGCGTCCGAGGGGCAGAAGTCCCACGACCCCAGGTTCGCGGCCCACATCGCGGGCATCAAGGCCGCGGGCCTGGTCCCGGGTGGCTATCACTTCGCGTGGCCGAACCAGGACGCCGCGGCCGAGGCCGCTAACTACATCGCCGCCGTCAAGGCGCATGCCGGCCCCGGGTTCCTGCACTGGCTCGACCTGGAGGAGTACAGCGACGGCCGCAACTACAAGGGGCGCAGCGCCGCGCAGATCAAGGCGTACGCCGCCGCATGGATCAAGGCCGTGCAGGCAGCGTTCCCCGGGCAGCGCGTCGGTATCTACACGTCCGCTGCGGACATCGGCGCCGGACACGTCCCGGCCGACGTGCCGCTGTGGTTCCCGGCGTACCCGGGCGCGAGCGTCGACACCTACGCCGAGGCCGAGCACCACGCGCGGCCGGCGCCGCACGGCCGGACCGTCGCCCTGTGGCAGTTCACCTCTACCCCGGTCGACCGGTCCGTCGCCTACCAGTCCCCCGAGGCGTTCCGCGCGTGGGCGAAGGGTGAGAGTGCGAGCGGCAGCTCGGGCACGCCGAGCAAGCCGTACACCCCGCCGCCGTTCCCCGCGGGCCTCGCCCCGGGCAAGAGCCGGCCGTCGGCCGTGGCGCTTCAGCGTGCGCTGAAGAGGGCCGGATGCCTGAACGCGAGCGTCCCGGAGTCTCCGAACTACGGGCCCAAGACTCAGGGGGGTGTCGCCCGCTTCCACAACGCGCACCCGCAGTATCGCGCCGCCGGCTCGACGCACGACGTCGCCATCGGGCCCAAGGGTTGGGCCGCCCTGTTCCGCCTCGCCTACGGCAAGTAGGGCACCGCAAAACCTCGAGGTTTGTCGTCACCGTGACGACAACACTCGAGCCTGCCCCGCCCGCCCGGCACCGCGCCGGGCGGGCCCCCGCCGCCCAAGGAGCCCCCCACCCTGAGCCTCTCAA